ACGAGAATATTAGCGTCGCTAGCAAAAGCTTGCTTTGTGCTATGATAAAAATATCTCTCTGCGGCATTTGTGGGTTGTCCGTAAATCTCTTGAAATTCCGCAAATGTCCCAACATTAAAGATTTCATCTGTTGGGCCTTGATTGGAGAATCCTGCGATAAATACACTTGTTCCTACGGCCGCGCCTGGCCGTTGAGTCATATCAATTTCTCTTATTTCTATGCCTGGTGATTGAATTGTTCGTCTGCTCATAGTAAAAACCTTTACAAGTATTTATTGTTTTCCGGTACCATAATTTAGTTGATTTGGCGAAATAGGCATTATAATATAAATATATGAAGGGCATCATATTAGCTGGCGGTACAGGATCCAGAGTTTATCCTAGTACAAAAACGGTTTCAAAGCAGCTTTTACCAATTTATGATAAGCCTACTATCTATTATCCTCTATCAACTTTAATAAAATTAGGTATAAAGGATATAATGATTATAACAAATGCTCAAGTGTACCCTCATTTGTTACATTTGTTTAATCAAACAGATAAACCACGACCATATCTAGGACTTAATATTACATTTAAAGTACAAATGTCTCCAGCTGGTATAGCAGAGGCATTAATTATTGCTGAAGGCTGGCAAGGTGATGATAATGTATGTTTAATTTTAGGAGATAATATTTTCACTGGTATAAAAAAACCAAAACTCAATGGTAATAAAGCTTGTGTTGTAAGTTATAAAGTTTCAAATCCAACTGATTATGGTGTTATAGAGCTTGATGCAACTGACACAATAGTTTCTATAGAAGAGAAACCGGATGTTCCTGCTAGTAATTTAGCTGTTACAGGTATTTATTTTTATGATAAGACAGCTGGGCAGCGCGCTCGAGGATTAGAGCCATCAGATAGAGGTGAATTAGAAATTACTGATTTAAATAAAAGTTATTTACAAGATAATGTACTAGGTCACAGTAGTTTAAATAGTAATTATGCCTGGTTTGATACTGGGAATCCTGATGAAATGTTTGCGGCTTCCATGTATGTAAAGTCTATACAAGATAGAACTAATACGATGATTGGCTGTATTGAAGGAGAATCATGGAAACAAGGTAATATTAATTATGAGCAATTACGAAAAATTGTTAATAAAATGCCTCATTGCTCTTATAAGACAAATATTGTAATGAGTTATTATTTCGTTTAAATTTTCAAAATGACAATAACTCTCGGACCACTTGCACCGTTGAGAGAAGATATAGATATATCTCAACATGCAGGAGAAAATAAAGCTGATGAAATACAAGCAGCTAATGACCCAGGAGAGCAATATTATTGCAAGAGAGCATTTGATCATCTACAATTAATGGATAATGGTAATATGTTACCATGTTGTCCTTCATGGGTTAATAATTATTCTATCGGTAATATTAATAAACAATCATATGAAGAAATTTGGAATGGACAGCTAGCACAAGATTTTAGACGATCTATATTAGACGGATCTTTTAAATACTGTAATGGAAAATCTTGTCCTCATTTATATAAAAAAGACGGGCCATTATCTAAAAAGGCGAGAAGTAAGGAAGTCCAAAATGATATATTAGAAGGTAACACAATATTAAAACACGGACCACAAGAAATACAATTTTGTTATGATAGGTCTTGTAATTTGTCATGCCCATCTTGTAGAAACGAAGTTTGGATGGCATCGCGTGATCAACGACAAACATATATAAGTATGCAAGAACATTTACAAAATAAATTTTTAAAAGATGCAAAAACTCTTGTAATTACAGGCTCTGGAGATGCTTTTGCAAGTTTTGTATTTCGAAAATTTTTACAAACATTACAAAAACAACAAGCACCGAAAACAGAATGTATTGTTTTGTTAACTAACGGTTTATTAATAAAAAAATATTGGGATACATTAAGCTCATATGCAAAAGAAAAAATTAAAGTAATTAGTGTGTCTATTGATGCGGCTACAGAATCTACTTATTTAATTAATAGAAGAGGAGGAGATTGGAATTTATTACATGAAAATTTAAAATTTGTAGAACAATTAGAAAATGTAAATCTTTTTATTAGTATAGTAGTACAGGATAATAATTTTCGAGAAATTATAGATTTTATTAAAATGGCCGAAACGTATAACGCGGCGCATGTTCAACTACAAATAATTGAACCAGATTTTCATTATGGTAAGCCTAACTATATTGAAGATTGGCTTAAAAAAGCAGTTCATGAAAAGGTTCATAAAAATCATAATGAATTAATAACAGTCTTAAAGGATCCTTTTTTTGATGACTATTTAAATTAAATTAATTTTGCCTCTATCCTTGTAAATTCAAAAGTAGCAGATGAAGAAATTTCTTCACTAGTAGCATAATTCCATTTAATTTCAGCTAATTTAGTTGGAAATGCTCCAATATAGTCCCATTGAATTTTTCTGTTTTCATATTCATCTAAACCGTATACAGTTAAATTAGACGAATATACAGGGAGTTGTTGAGAGGGTGTCGATAACTCTTGAGCCGATTTATATTTTATAATATCATCTTCATTAAAGTTACCAGTTTTAATGTCATTAATAATATCGAGCCACTTATATATTGCCCAATAATTTTTAAACTCATTATCAATTTTAAAATCTATATTTAAAGATTCATATGCTGGTCGCGCATGAGAGCTAACTTTTATAGTTTGTGCTCCATATGGAATAGTTTTTTCAGGGACACTAATAGTAGGAGTTACTGCACCAGCAATACTGATTTCTAAACTATTAGCGTCCAGTCTGTTTGTATTTCTAGTTATATTGTCTACAATATTTTTTATACCTTCAGGTAAATTTAAAACTAATATAAATTTATCTTGTCTATTTTTATTAAGTGGTGCTTGGTTCATACTTTAACATATCCTTGTGCTTCTAGTTCATCCATATCTGTATTATAATTAGGGCCTTCGTCCTGATTAAAAATATTTATATCTTCGAAGATAACTGGAGGCGGTGTCCAGGTATCATCAATATTTTGCATTTTATATTCTTGTAGGAAGTTACTAAACTTTTGATCAATATATGGCCCTAGTTCTATTTTTGCAGGACGCTGATTGTCATCTATTTCTACGACATTATAATATTTTTGTATGACACTATTTTCTAATATTAATAATGCCCAGGTCATTGCCATAACTCTATCATCATAATCGAACCCGGGTTGAGCTGCCCAAGACCCATTAGGGTATCGGACAAAATTTTTCATTTCTACGACTGCGGGTCTTGATTTTATATCGACACATTTAATATCATTAACCCAATATCTCATATTAGTAATGCCTTTATATTTGGTGTTAGTGTGAGCATATACTCCTAATCTATCATATTTTACTTGACCTACTTTAGGTGACCAGTTAACTATACTTCTGTAATTATATTGGTGATATAAATTATCTACAACCTGGCTGCCACAATTATTTCTTTCTATTAATACAGGAGGTGTTCCCCAATGATAACATATGTCTCTGACTTTAGTAGTAAATTCAAATGGATTAATTTCATTTGATGCATACTCTGCAACTTGTTTTATGTCTTGTAATTCAGTTATATCTAAGACCTGTATAACGCTAAAATTTTGACCGACACCTTCTGCTACATCAACACCAATAGTATATAAATGATCTTTATTAGGTTCTTCCCATACTTTATAACAGCCATCATCAAACACATATGTTGGTTCTGTTGTTTTTGCTAATAATTTTTCAAAGAAAATTTCATCAATAAATGAATCACCGGTATCAAGAAACTTACAGTCAAACTCTTGCGCAAAGGCTTCTTCACTACCTATAGATTTAATTGTGTCTTGTTTCCATGTTTCATCTCGTCCAGGAACTTCATGCCATAATATTTTTTCTGACTTCCAATTATTTACTCCCTTTTCTGCTTCTGTATATAATGTATGAAATAAATTACCACTACCATTAGGAGTAGATGCTACAAATATTTTAGATTTTG